GAGCAGATCAATGGCCACGGACCACGGACCTATGATGTTGATGGCAATAGACTTCCATCAGTGACCACGGTCCTTGGACAAACAAAGGACCTATCGTTCTTATACAAGTGGCAAGCGAGAGTGGGTAAGGAAGAGGCAGAGCGTATTAAAACTACATCAGCTAATCGTGGAACCAGCATGCACAAATATTTAGAAAACTATGTATTAAACACAGGTTATGAGGATTTAACTGAAATGGGACAACTAGCTAAAACTATGGCTCAGAAGGTCATAGACGTAGGCCTAGCTCCTGTTGATGGTTATTTTGGGTCTGAGGTTACATTATATTACCCAGGTTTGTATGCAGGATCTACAGATTTAGTTGGATTGCATAATGGCAAAGAATCCATAATAGATTTTAAACAGTCAAATAAGGCAAAACGATCTGATTGGATAGAAGACTACTACATGCAAATAGCAGCTTATGCTATGGCACACGATCATGTACATGGCAGCAACATTCAACAAGGTGTGATTATGATATGTACGCCAGATTTATATTATCAAGAATTTATAATAGAAGGACTTCAATTAAGATCTTGGAAACATAAGTTTCTTAAACGATTAGATCAATATTTTAAACTTAAGAATGATTCTAAAGAGCAAGCAAATGTAGACACGTCAGAGTTGTTAAAAGAATTTGAAAAAGATGGAAAGGATAAAACATAATGTATGAAATAAAAGCACATGAAGTAATATACAAAGGTGCTCATTTTAGAAGCAAGAATGAGTGTAAACGATACATATTTTTTAAACAGTTAGGCTGGAACATTGAGTATGAACCAGTTTTAGAAGATGTAAAAGGATGGTTACCAGATTTTGCCATCTATGGTGATAAAGGGAAAAAAATATTAGTTGAAGTAAAACCTTATCAAACTAAAAAAGATTTTGAAACAGACTATGCAAAGTCAGTAGAGAAAAAAATACATGATAGTGGTTGGTATGGTAATTATGATTCTGTTTTAATTTTTGGATCAGTATTAAGTTTAGGAGAAGATGAGAGTGGTGGCACATCTTTTGCAGGGGGAAAATGTTGGAGAGGCAATAAATATGAGGAGAACTGGAACGGAATAACAGGTATACAACCTATTAATAAACACGTGTATCATTGTGAAGATTTTTTTGTTTATAGTAATGAGTCTTTTGCTCATAGTAATGATTGTGATAAATATATAGATGTTTGTGATGAAGTCCATTCTTACTTAGGACATATTTATGGTAGTTATAATGGGTGTTATTCTTTATCTGACGAAGGAAAAGAAAAAATAGAAACTGCATGGAATCATGCAGGAAGTGAAATGCGTTATGTTAAAAGAGTCAAATGAGGCATAATTGTGGCAATAATTAGGCACAAGTTTGCGACACTTGGGGTGTCGCAAGGGGGTCGCACGGGTGTCGCATCGACACCCAAACAGGGGTACAAGGAACCTTGTTCATGTTTTGTTTCAAGTTTGCGACACCCTTGCGACACCCTGCCGACACCCTGCCGACACCCTGGGTGTCGCACGTTATTCGTTTACTCTAGCAACAGTTCTGGGTCATTTAGAGTGCTCTTTTTGACCATTCGACACCTTTTTATATTTTTTCTCAAAAAAAGTGGTATATATATATTTAGACCCTTTAGGTGTCGCAACATTCAATTAAGGCAAAATTATGGTTATTAGAAAAAAATCTAAATACAAACACACACTTATTAATAAAAAGATGTATTACTTTTATAAGATTACGTGGTTAGATATTTGTGGTGACAGTGGTTGGGCAACAAAACCTGAGTTTGATAAGTTTATGCCTAGCATGATGGTGTCACAAGCCTATGTTTATAGTAAAGATAAAAAATTACTACGTACATTTGCTAGCCATGATGTTGATGATGAGTTGTTTGGAGATAGAAACGTTTATCCAATGGGATGTGTTGTTAAGTTGGAGAAGATATTGATATGAGTACACGTGAAAAATTAAACAAAGGCAAAATCTTAAACTATATTCAAGAGAAGTTTGAAGAAGCTAAACAAATTAGTATGTTTAAATTTTTACGTAAAGAAGTAGAAATTGGTGCTAATGGCACTCAAAGATACAAACTTAAACAAGGTAAAAATAAAGGGAAGATACTATGAATTGTTGGCATTGCGGAACAGAATTAATATGGGGTGGCGACCATGATATGGAAGACGATGAAGATTATGATATGGTTACAAATCTATCTTGTCCAAAGTGTCATACTCATGTAGATGTTTATCACCCATCGGAGAGACTAATTAAAGAATATGAGGACTATGATAAAAAATCTAAAAAAAAGAAACGTAAAATACTATGATTCTTCTATCTCTTTTACTTCAGGGGTTACGTCAATAATTTGTGAATAATCCTCTAATATTTTTTTCATCTTTGCTTCTAATTGTTCCAATGACATCTCTTCTAATTTACCTGTTTTTATTATTTTTCTATCTATGTATAATCCTGCTGCCTTGCCTCTGTTTGTTTCAGCATTTACAGCAGATGAGAAAGAGCCCTTCTTCAAAGCAGCCTCTTTAATTCTAGCTAATTCTGTAATGTGGTTTTCGTAATTGACTTCATATTTTTTCATACGCTCTTCTTTTAGTTTAGATACGTATTGAACAACTAATGGGCTTAGCCTTGGGTTAAGTAATTCAGATCCTTCTTGTCTACATCTTTTCTCTGAGTAGCCTGCTATCTTAGCAGCTTCTGTTTGCGTGACAGGACCATCAGGTCCACCAAATACTACTAATTCTGCAAACCGTTGTTGCATCTCTGTTAATCTTTTGGGTACTCCCATTATTCTCCTTCGAAATCTTCTAGAATATTTAATTTCTCTTCTGCATCTACTATCTTTTGCAGCTGTTTATCTAATTCACTTATGTGTTGGGGATGTTCACCTATACCTACTGAACTGTTTAAGTATATATTTATGGTTGCATGAGCGGCAGATATTTCTGCTTCATATTTATCGTTTAAGGCGTTTATTAATCCTACTTTATGCATACTTGACATTTTAAGGTAACAATCATATATTGTCAAGTATGATAAGCACGAAAGAAGACAGAGGATCTTTAGATTTAACCTTGTTGTTAGAGCAAGCAAATTTAAAAATTGATGAATTAAAAGATGTCATTGATGGACACAAGTCTTGGCATGATAGTGATAAGCAACAGATTTATGATTTAAAAATGGCCTTAGGTAAACTACAAAATTTAGAGGTTGTAAACGAACAATACAAAATTCTTATAGCAGAGTTAAAAAAAGATAATAAGATACTTGCTAGACAATTTGATGATCAATTAAAACAGTTTAGAAACAAGGGTGGTCTATAATGTATGTTAAGAATTTACAAGAGTTTTTAGAAAATTTCACAAGTAAAAAAGGAAATGCCATAACCAACGCAAAGATCTATGTTGAGAAGAATGGATATTTAGAAGAGATAAGACGAATGGAAGTACATGAGAGTCGTATTATAGGTGAGAATGATATTAAACTTGTAGTTAAGACACAAGACGAACAGTTATTAAAAATAGATGAGAAATTAAAAGGAAATTATTAACAAACAAAGGAGAAAAATGAAACAAATAAGCACACAACAACTGTCAGCATTGATAGGATATTTAAAAGCACAGCCTTGGGAGCAAGTACATCCTCTTATAACTATGTTAAGTTCTTTACCTGCTGTTGAGCCTAAAAAGGATACAACTGTTACTCCTAAAAAGTAATGGGTCCAGAGGCTAAATTATACCAAACTGTACGCAAGGCTACACCTAATATTATCTATAATAGAGTAGAGAATTTATCTGTTCAAGGTATGCCGGATGCATTGTGTTACAACAAAAAACATCAATTCTTTACTGTGGAATTTAAGATAGCAAAAGGTGACAAGGTCCGTCTGAGTCCGCACCAAATATCGTGGCATTACAACCATCCTAAGAATACCTTTATCTGCATCCAGACCCTTGGTCCGGGATCCGAGAAACATTTTCACTTGGTCCCTGGTTCATTGATCGAGAAGCTTGCAGCTTCGAGCTTGAAGCTTGAAGCTTGGCGCTTAGATCTTGAATCTATTGCGGAAAAATTTGACGATGTAGGCTTGACGCTGGAGAACCTTGGTGCTTGAGGCTTGAAGCTTGGCGCTTGGGCCTTCCTGCTTGAGGCTTGTAGTTCTTAACCGGATAACCGTTATCCAGGCACCACTGATTGTGGTGCCTGTTAATTTGTAATTTAAAATCTTGATTGCCCATTGGGCATGATCTCCGGATCGCCTTCACCAAGAGGATCTTGGCTCCAGTATTCGCGCTCACTTTGAGCTTCGTCCGCGCTTGGAGGACCTTCATAATGATGCCATTGGTTGCAGCCACCTCGGCTGATTGAACCATCCCTGAAACCATGCTTGAGCTGCTTCATCGCGGAGGTTTTGTTTTTTGCCACTATTTCGTGTTCCGATCGTGTCACCAGGTACCCGTGCTTCGGGGACCAGTAACGCCCTATTATTATATATGTTTTCATAACTCCTACTATATCCCAGAACCGTGGTCCTGTCAAGCTTGAGGCTTGAAGCTTGGAGCTTGTTGCTCAAGGCTCTTGGGCCTTGATTGTACAACGCTTGCGTTGTACAGCCTATATAAAGAGTTAAGGATACACCGGACGCATTAGCGCGCCCGGCATGATGTTGTTCTGTAATTTTATTTGTCTTCATG